GATATACACTTATTAGTGTATACTTTATTTGCCTGAACCGATGTGAGCAGTATCTCCCGGAGTGCGGTAACCATTTAGCGGTCCCAGACACAGCTGTCTCTGTGTAAAACGGGTAATTTCGGGTAGGGTTTATTCATCCGGTCATTTTATTCCGTCCATTATGGACTTCATCCATCATTGACATTTTATTTTTGTGGTTGGAGAGCTGTTAGAAGAAGCTCTCGTTTGCAAGGTAGGCTTTATTTTAAGCTGAGGTTGACAGATCATATCTATACGACACTTTGGTGTTAAGTGTTTAGTCCTCAGGTCTAGCTATGCGATTCGTAGTCTAGACCTTAATGGCAGTGAATCGTACAGTAGCTGGTGGCAATATACGTAAGACCACCATACTGGCATTCCAGCAGTGGAATGTGACGCATCCTTAGATAGTTGATGCTTTCATCCTATCTTCCGCTATGGGGCATACCCATTCATGATTCACAGGTTTCCCGTTATAGTGCATTTTGAAAACGTTTCTATTGAACACGACTGACAAGCATGTTGGGGGAATCCTAATAGGCCCCAACGGAACACTCGCAGAGCCGTTAACAATTCATTAGAGTAAATCGTTAGTAGAGTGTACCGGTAGGGCACTGTCATTGAAAATATTTCGCATGCACATTGCATGCCAATTCTTTCTTACCTTAGGGTACAAACAATCTACACACCAGATACAACGCACAATGAACGCTTTTAACAAGACAAACGCTGTTTCAACTCTGGTGCGTAGATATACTGACAAGTCTCTGCAGGTTGGTGACAATAAGCAGAGGCGAAAGTTTGAGATGCTTACTAAGCAGGATAAGCGTGATTGGCGCGAAGCTTTGCAGCGACACATAGCTGCATTACGCAGTCGCGCTGGTAGCAGACCATTGCGGCGCGCATTCCAATCTAAACCTAAGGGCAAAAATGCCCATAAAATTAATCGCATTAGCCGATATGAAGAGTCCTTGGCCAGTATGGTTATGGGCTCTGACGGCTATGTGGAAAAACAGAGCTATGCTTCAGCTGCTACAATTGGCGTAGCAGCTGCATTGTCCACTACTGGCGCATACTATATGTACAAGAGATTGTCTAAGATGGCTGACAAGGTTGTATCTGTGTCAGATAGTATTGGAGCGCAAGTGAATGACGGCATAGCCAAGTTTCGACAGTACTTCAGTGACTTTATTGACTCATTGAAGCGTGTTGGATCATGGCTGGCGAAGTTCACCATATGTGCAGCAGGTTTGTGGTTCGTTAACAAGTATGTGAACGCACCTGCCTTGTCTGTGGTCATCACGAGTATGGTGTTGGCATCTGTTCCAGAGGCTTCCAACTTGTTTGGAATACAGAAGCAGAGTTTTGATGGCTCATGCAACCTGATAGCTCTATTGTTTACGCTTCTAGCCCCTACTATAGGTGGGAAGTATGGCTTTATGGTCAATACTTTTATGCGTACCGTTGGAGCATTTCCCAAGTTCTCTGAGGGACTGCCGGTATTCATGGACAAGATCATGGACGTGGTGGAGAAGGCCATTGACTGGATACTTAAACGCACTACTGGTGGCTCGTTTTCGTTTGAACGGAAAATGGACCTAACCACTAAATGGCGCAATGAGGTGCTTGCCATGTGTAATGAAGTGGACACGCAACCCAAGGTATCGTTGGAGACTGTGCATGCCATGCAGAAGAAGGTTCAGGAAGGGTATGGCCTCATGCAACTGATGACTCATAAGCAAAGCAAGGATGAGGTGGCCAGATACATTGATAGGCTCAATTCAAGGCTTGCACCACATTTGGGCACACTCGCGTCAGAGAATAATATGCGTGTCATGCCATATTGTGCCATGCTTGGTGGTGGCTCCGGTATAGGTAAGACATCAGTGGTGCAGGTGTATGCTTCCATGATTTTAGTACTGGCTGGCGAGGTCAAGGCCTCTGAGGTCCTGCAGAATTTGTGGCAGAAGGGCATCAGTGAGTACTGGAATGGATATCTCGGGCAACGTGCGATTATAAAGGACGATTGCTTTCAAGTACGAGGTGTTGCTGGTGCCCAGGATTCCGAGGCCATGGAATTGATTCGTGCTGTGGGTAACTGGGCATGCCCCCTTAATTATGCTGATGTTGATAGTAAGGGTAGGTATTATCTTGATGTGGCGCTTATAGTTGGCACCACAAACGCTGCCAACATTCGTGCCGACTGGGAACCGTTTATAACCTGTCCTGAAGCGTTGGTGCGCAGATTTCAAGGCGCATATTGGCTTGAGCTTAACAAGGAGTATGAAAATGATATGGGCCGTTTTGATTTTGAGAAGGTCTCGCGTGTGTATGCTTCGAGGCTTTCCAGCTTTGCAGCACGGGTTGCCTCAGAACCAACGTGGAAGCCAACTGAAGATGATGTCCTTGATTTGTTTCCTTGGGATGCGTGGACTGTGCATATGCACGATTTTTCTAACAGCAATCCACTTAACGGGCCTGTACTCCCAGGTGGTATGAAGCAGGCTGTTAAAGATGCTGCTAACAGTATAAAAGCACGCAAGGCTGCTCATCGCGACACTGTGCAGAACATCACAGAACATCTGAAGGTTGCTGAGAGTGTCATTGACAAACTGTTTGTTGATAAGCAGGCAGGGGCCACAATTGTTGGTGAGATCAGTGCTACTACATCAGACAACTTTGAGCGTGACCTCAGGGCTAGTTACCCTGGACAGTCCATACAGTATTCAACTGTTGAGGTTAAGGGCTTACTTACGGCGGGCACTGATGGAGAGCCTATCTTACTTGATCTTGAACGTCGCGATGCAACATTCTGTGAGACAGTCAAAGCAAATTTAGTTGCTTGGGCAAACAGACTGGTATCATACGTTGGTGACACTCTGGACAAGACCCTTGGTCCTTCAGTTGGCGAGTTTAATGGTGAGCCTACACTCAACGTTGCAAGGGTCGCTGTGGAAGGAGCCCTTTGTGGTCTTGCTTTGACATGCGTGTTTAAGCTAATACATGGCGCCGTTGGCATGCTTTGGGCTATGGTTGAAGCTCTTTTCAAGGCCGTGGGTATTAATACACAAAGTAATGCACCACCCGCACAGTCGAAGGATAAAGGCCTTAAGAAGTTCGAGTTTCCTAAAGTTTCATTGCAACTGGGAGCACCGCCTCAGGAGCACGTCCATGACAATGTGTACAACAATATGTACGCAATTGGTTATGACGATGGTGGTGTTTACATGCCTGTTGGAAACATCATAGGCATTGGCGGTCAAGTGTTTGTTATGCCAGCGCACTTTGATGATTATTTGGCTAAGCACGCGAACGCCGACGCTGACGTTGTGCTGATTATGTGCTCAAACGTGCATATGATAACGCGTATTCCGCTTAAGCTGTTCAAGAGTTTTAGGCGGGCGCGATTTGAGAGCACTACTGATATGGTTGGCATATCTTTCGAGAAGTATGCGCCCATAAGGCAACACCGTGTCATAGTTGGTTATTTCCTGAAGGAGACCGAGATATCAAACATACTGCGAGGTACTAATGTAGCAGTACGTTTGGATATTGGTAGACGAAGGAAAGACAAGGAGATAGTACGTACGACGTTGATGTCACATCGTTCTGAGTATGTGCCTATGGTATCTGCCAATGATGGGTCTAAATTGACCAGCCTCATCAGGTATGACATGCCCACTATGTCAGGGGATTGTGGAGCTCCTTTGATGCTTAGTGAGAACAGGTATTACGGAGGGAGGTGCATCCTCGGTTTGCACGTAGCTGGTAAGACCACTCTCATGTCAAGGGAGGGCTATTCAGTAATAGCGTCTCAAGAGTGTATGCGTGAGATTTGGCTCAGGTTGGGCCCATCTGAGGAAGTGGAGGTAGATACCGTTCACAGCCAGATGCGACAAGTAACCAACGAAGAGTTTGTCACATTGGAGGCAGGCTTGGTTGAAAAAGGAATCATTGGCGGTTCGATGTCTTACTTAGGACCGCTTAATGAGCCTGTTAACCTTGCTCCCAAGACAGCATTAATACCTTCACCCATGCACGCCGATGAGCCGTTTGGGCCTTGCCCTGTGGCCCCCGCCATATTATATCCTGTTGTGAAAGACGGATTGCGTGTGTACCCTATGGCACGCGCAGTGGAGGCCTATCAGAGTGATGTGGTCGTTAAGGCGCCTCAGGTGTTGGATATTGCAGCTGAAGTTGCATTTAAGCCTCTTATGAAAGTGACCCAGGATTTTCCTCGAGACGTGCTATCTTTTGAGGAGGCTGTTGTCCCACCTGAAGGATGGAAGCTCAAGCCATTAAATCGCAAGTCCAGTGCAGGGTACAAGTACAGGTCGTACGTGACTGCAGCCAAACCAGGCAAAGTTGCGTTTCTTGGAAAGGAGGGTGACGTGGATTTTTCGCGCCCTGAGCTTGACATTGTGCGTAAGGACGTAACGTCTATTATTTCACATGCTAAGCGAGGTGTGAGATTGCCACATTACTGCACAGACTTTTTAAAGGATGAATTGAGACCTTTGGAGAAAGTTGAAGCAGTGAAGACGCGTATGATTTCCGGTACTGAATTGGATTATACCATCGCAGTACGCATGTATTTTGGCGCTTTCAATGCGGCCATGTTGGCTACACCAGTGGTCAATGGTATGGCCCCAGGTATCAACCACTATACACAGTGGGGAGAGCTTGCCACGCGCTTGATCTCCAAAGGTGGGGCCGTGTTTGACGGTGATTTTTCCCGCTTTGATGCAAGTGAGCAACCATGGGTCCACATGAAGATATTGGAGGTTATCAACCAGTGGTATGCCATGAAGGGCGGTACGGAAGAGGATGATAGAGTCCGCACTATCTTGTGGGAAGACGTGATCCATTCTGTGCATATCACGGGTGATTCATCTTCACACGGACAGCTTGTGCAGTGGCATAAATCATTGCCAAGCGGGCACCCACTTACAACCGTCATCAATTCCATGTATTCATTGTTGGCTTTGACTACCTGTTATATACATTTGACGGGTGACTCGAGAGACATGTGGGAGCATGTCTTTATCAACACGTTTGGCGACGACAATGTTGCAGGCGTTGATGAGTCCGTTAGAGATGTCTTTAATCAGGTCACGGTAGCGAGTGCTATGAGTGAGCTGTTTAATTTGACATATACAGCGGGTGCGAAGGACGGAAAGTTGGTGCCTTATACTGATATCTACAATATCACATTTCTTAAGCGTAGTTTTCTGCGCGATGAGGAGACTAGCGATATTATAGGCAGTGCACCATGTATGGATTGGGTAGGCCCACTTGCGAAGGAGAGCTTTCTGTATACACCATATTATTATCGCAACAAGAAGGATCCGAGGAAGGATATTACGGATAATTGTGATATACTCCTTGGTGAACTTGCGTTGCATCCGAAGAGTATGTGGGATGAGTATTTCCCACTACTTAAACAGTGGTGCGTGAAGAATGATATTGAGCTGACTTTTGAGTCACGCTCAGCCGCACGAGCCTACATCACTACGCGTTTTGATGTATGGTTTTAGTTGTGGACTGCACATAAATGGTTGACGGCGGTTCACTTACCATGTATTCTTCGTGGTAGGACAACTACTCAGTCCTTAAGAGAGAGGAATCAACCCCAGGGGCAATCTTTGAGCCAGGTGCCCCGTGGATATGGCTTACAACAACTCATAGTGAGACGCGTGTTCAAGGAGACGCTGAAATCCTTGATGATTGCCCGGAAATTACGGGAATTTCCATAGCAGATAATGTCATGAAGACGACTGCTGTTACCATGTTTCAAAACGAAGCTGATGTGTGCGCTGAAGTTAATGCGAGCGCGAATCCTACCATAGTACCAGATGATGATATTGGTGATTTAAAGAAGTATTTGTCGCGACCTTTTCCTTGGCGTAGTGGTTCTTTTACCGCCTCACCTGGAGCTCAGGAGACATTTAACATATCTTCTTTAGGCAATGTTACCACGGTTTTTGGTCAAGGTATCTTTGATAAGATGGAGGGGGCCTTAGGCTTTCGTGCAACATTTTGCTTCAAGGTGGTGGTTACCGCTACACCTTTTCATCAAGGGGTGGCTGCCATCTCTTTTCAATATGGTAACATATCTGCTGGGAACAATACAAGAGGGAGCTTTTATTATTTAGCTCCCAATTTACCACATGTTAAGCTTGACATTGCGGAGCAGACTTCAGCAACATTAAAGGTGCCGTTTATATCTGCTTGTGAGTATTGGCCCTTGAAGTCTGAGGCTGAGGACTGGAATGTCAATATGGGAACATTTGCCATTACCAGGTTGACAAGCTTTAGGCTTACTGGCACACAGACTGCCCCGAGGTATACCGTATATACATGGCTTGAGGATGTTGAGCTTGTCGGCGCATATCCTTACGCCACTAAGACGGTTACTTTCCAGGCTGGTTTGGATGCTGAGCTTAGAGAGTCTAAGTTGGTCTCGCGCGGACTTACGACTGTGTCGAAGATAGCAGGTAGTCTTACTCAAGTACCAATAATTGGCCCCATTGCTGGCCATACTGCTTGGTTCAGTCGCCTGCTTAGTGGGGCTGCTAGTTCATTTGGTTATTCACGCCCTGTTGATGAGACGGTAGTAAGACGTAAGATGATAGTTGGCTATGCTGGTGAGAGCCATGTAGATATGCCATCTTCATCTTTTAAGGCCACTCCTTTCCAAACCAATAAGCTTGCTGTGGGCAAGCTGGGTGGGAATGGTATAGATGAGATGTCTTTTGAGCACATCTTAGCCAAGCCTTCATATATATACCGCAAGCAGTTTGATTCCACAGGTGCTGTTGGTGATTTATTGTATTGCAGTATAGTTTCACCTAGTTGTTTTTGGTACCGTGACAATGTAGGTACTGGGAACATAGGGTTACCACCCAACGCAACTTTAACCACCAGTGCTTTTGCACCCAGTACAATAATGTATTTGGGTTCAAATTTTAGGTATTGGCGCGGCAAGTTTAGGTACCATATCAAGTTCAGCAAGACCAAGATGCATGGAGGGAGAGTGCTTTTATCATTCACACCATCAAGCATTTTTAATCAGAACTCACCTATCACCACAAGTATGGAGATCCCGGATTCTAACACAGCTGGTGTGCAGATGACGGGTTATTCCAAAATGTTTGATCTACGTGATGGTTCTGAGGTCGAATTTGACATACCTTTTACTTGCCAGAGTCCGTATCAAACGTTCACCGGTACAACAGGCGTTTTTGCCATACAGATCATCAGTCCGCTTAATTCACCCACCAACGCATCTGATATAGTTGACATGATGGTGTCAGTGAGTGCTTTACCTGGATTTGAGTTTTCGGCTATAATGCCAAGTTTGATTGATGGTGTTGCGCCAAATGGTAGCATTTCAGATGCTGGTGTTTATAAGCAGGCAGGCGGTGCGACTGACACTTCCGATGCAAGTATGTACATACCAGGAGAGAAGTATACATCGGTGAAGCAGCTTATGATGATACCTGATTGGCATATTTTCGACCAGGCAAACGCTACTACACTCACATTTACCTTGGGACCATGGTTTAAGAAGAATTACCTTCCTAATACCACAGGTACCACACCTATAGGATCCACGGCTACTGCCGCTTATTATGGGTCTAAATCGGGGAGAATGCAGGATTTGTTTGCGTTTGCTAATGGTAGTGCAGAATATACTGTTATCACTGATAAACCAGATGCAGCAGCTACGACTATTACAGTGTTTACTTCACCGAATGACACGGGTAATACGTTTACTGCACCTGGTTCGTTGTATCAGAAGGGTTTAAATGAGTTTGCAGCTCATACCATGTTTGAGAACAGGGGTTCTTTTAGGGTGTGTGTACCTAGTTTTACTAAGTATCAGCGCGTCCCTGCTGCCTTGTTTTCAGGTTTGGTTGGGTCTGATGCAACTGCCCCTAGTAATTATACTGTTTCCGGGGTTTTTACAGCACATGTAACTGCTATGCGTGTTCGTAATAACTCTTTGACCACGACTAGGGTTGCATTTGGCAAGGCTGCTGGTGATGATGCCACAGTGTCTCAGTTTATTGGGCCACCTTTGTGCAACTTTTTCCAGGCGACTGCTGCAAATTCGCCTAATCCATCAACCTTACCTTTTTAGTTCCTATTCGTAGGAGGGTTCGCATAACCCGCACCACTTTAGAGTGCTTAAAAGAGCTTGCTTTCGCTTTCGGACATACTTAGTCGGAAAAGAAGGCCGACAAGTCCCTGTCTGAGGGCGACACGCTTGTGTCAAGTCAGGCGTCCAGATTGAGTCTGGTTCTAAATATTAGAAAGCACTCAATGGCTGTGTATTTATACACAACATGCGATCACCGCATGGTTCGTACTTTATGTACATTCACAGCCATTGGGCTGTGTCTATTTGACTCGTTATTAAAGTAGAACCATCCGGCCGTTTGTGCCATTGGGTTAGGTCCCGTGCG